ATGGACTTTGAAATTCGGAGCGCAACCCCTGCTGAACAGCAGTATTGCTACTCCCAAAGCACACAAATCGAAGGGCAAGCGGGGTGCATTGGGTATCTGCGTGCAGACTTTGGTTCAGGTGGAGATGACTTTTTTGCTTCCTGGTTTGACAGCAACCGGGAGTGGAAGAATCCCACGTTTTCAAATGAACTTGACCAGCTGATCAACACATTGCGCGGCTTCCAGACCGAATGCCTTATTTCAGGAACCACCTCCCAGGAGACGTTTCTGGTTGGCAGGACGGAGCTTTCCAATTATTGTCATGCGCATCCTGAAGGTACGATTCAAGGCTCTCCTTGCCAAGAAATCGCCCTCAGAGCGGATTCTGACAAGCACGCATATATTCTCCGGCTGAATCCCAGCAAAGGCAATTACAATTTGTATTGCTACTGCTACCGCCGTGATTTCCTTGACAGCCATCTGAAAAGTGCCGAACGGGGTATCCGCTTCATTGACCCCAAATACAAAGAGCTGTTCCGAATAGAGGACGGCGACCAGGTTCGCTATTTCACAAAAAGCGGCGAGGAGCGAAAGATAACCTGCCGGTATATTGACGATTACCACTTTGAGGCTGTCAGCCATCGTGGAAGCAATCTTTACCACATCTGCGAATTTGCAGAACGGTACAACAGAACCGGCTGTCATGACATCATCCCACTTCGCCAGTCTCTCCCGGAGAATTGCTTCAGCGCCTTGGAAGCCACCGGTGAGATGATTCTCATTACCAAAGGAGAACGAGGCTATGCGCCCACAGGTGTTTTCCCGCAAGGCGCTTCCCCCAATGAGGGGGCAGCAGCCTTGAACGCTGTAAAAGGTGTTACCAAGGCGCAGGAGGCCGCCATGATAGCCGGTTCCATGTTTGGCTGGGGAACGCCTGCTGCCGACCCGAAAAATTACGATAATCTCGGTCAGCCCCTAAAAAACAAATGCCGTTCTCACTCCGCAGAACGCTAGAAAGGGAATCCCATGAACACCACGTCTTTGGAATATCACCGTGGCGATATTTTCTATGCAAACCTTGAACCGCATCTCGGCTGTGAACAGGGCGGTATTCGCCCCGTCCTTGTCCTGCAAAATAACGTTGGAAATAAGCACTCCAAGACGCTGATCGTGTCGGCGCTGACCAGCCGAACCGCAAGCAAAGCAAAGCTGCCAACCCATGTATTTCTGGATTACATTCCTGGAATGCAAACAAAGATTCCCTCTCTAATCCTTCTGGAGCAGATTCTCACTCTGGATAAGCGCCGTCTGCTTGGCTACATCGGTTCGCTTTCTGATTCCCAGATGGAACGAGTAAACGAGGCGCTAAGATGCAGCCTTGAATTATGACAACCAAGCTGGGCAGTTTACTGTCCAGCTTATACATATTATTTTCAACCAAGGAGGCAACTAAAATGGACTGTTCAGCAACTACATATACGCAGCTCTTTCAGGATTATCCCGATGTAGTATCCACTTTGCAGTTAAGTGAAATGCTTGGGGTCTGTGAAAGAACGGTATATCAGCTCTTAATGACCAACCAAATCAAGCACTTCCGAATTGGCCGGGCCTATCGGATACCGAAAGTGAACGTGATTGCTTTTATGGAAAGTGAAAGCACAGATTGACAAACTTGCCGGAATCCCGTTTCGATGCTACCATGTAGCCACGCAAAAGCCAATGACACCACATGACAGGAGGTTTTAACATGGTTTCGGGTCATTTACGCGAGCAAAACGGAATGTTCCAGATGGTTCTCACCTGGAAAGATTCTTCTGGAAAACGAAGAAGCAAATCCCTTAGCACAGGTCTGACTGTAAAAGGGAATAAAAAAAGAGCGGAAAAGATGCTGCTCAAAGCCCGTTCTGAGTTTAATCCAGACAATTACATGCCCAGCACAGGGATGTTATTTACAGATTTTCTCGAAAAGTGGCTGGGGGATAAGGTGGCAGATATATCGCCTGACGAATATTCGGATTATATCTATTACGTCAGAACCAATATCGTCCCGTATTTTTCCCGACACAATGCCGACATCAAGGAAATCACAGATGAAAAGCTCATTGCCTACTTTGACAATGAGCGGAACGCAAATGGTATTGGAAATAAGGCTCTTCTATCCATCAATCGGACAATTTCCATTGCATTAGACTACGCCATTTCTATTGGATGGCGAACAGACAATCCAGCTTGCAATATCAATCCTTGCCTGGTCAACACAATGCCGTTTTTTACGTCCTTTTTGCGTGACTGGTTAAAAATGATGAAAACTCAGGTGGCAGTTACGACGTACAGCGCATATTCGCGGGTAATTCTCAATCAAATAATTCCTTATTTTGATGAACACCATCCTCGTATTCGTTTGGATGCCGTAACTGCAAAGCATATTCAGGATTACTACACCTATGAACTGGAAGTAAGACACGTTTCGGCAAATACCGTAAAGCATCGTCACGCAAATATCCACAAGGCACTGTCATACGCCTATAAGACGGACATGATTCAAACAAATCCCGCGGATAAAGTTGAACTTCCTAGAATTGAGAAATACTCCGGGAATGTTTACAGTCAAAAGCAGCTTGAAGAACTATTTAATATTTTCAAAGGTGATCCCGCCGAATTTGGTGTCGTGACGGCAGCTTTCTATGGGTTGCGGCGCAGCGAAGTTCTTGGCTTAAAATGGGATGCAGTTGACTTTGAAAAGAAGACCATTACCATTAAGCACACGATTCAAGAGGTTCAAATTGACGGAAAATTCCAAATTGTAGCCTGTGACAGAACCAAGACAAAATCCAGCTGTCGAACCCTGCCGCTTGTCGCACCCTATGAGGAGATTTTGCTCAGGATGAAAGCGAGTCAGGCAGAAAACAGAAAACTCTGCGGTTCCTGTTATTGTACAGACTATCTCGACTATATCTATGTAAATGAAATTGGAGAAATCATTAAACCCGGCTACCTGTCAGCGCATTTTGTAGCTGTCCTGGAAGAACACAATATGCCACATATTCGTTTCCACGATCTTCGCCACCCGTATGTCAAGCACACGACAAAAAAATATTTCCTGCAAAAGCAGAAATCCCAAACCACCAACAAGTGGTAATCTGGGATTTCTGTTTTTACTATGGTTCGATTAATCAAATATCTGAGTCAGGCTTACTAAACTTATATGCTGGAATAGACTTATCAGAGAAATGAATATCGGTTGCTTTGAATACCCCGTTTTCGCAGGGGTTCTCCATAGCAAAAACAACACTATGCTTCGCTCGCGTACATGCAACATAAAATTTAGCTCGCGTTTGATTGGACGTGATTTTCACCTGTCTTTCTATAAATGGTAACGTTGTACTGACAGGTATGATTACTACTCTTTCATATGTTGCGCCTTTGGACCCACCGTAGTTGAAGACATCGCAGTCATGTTGAAAACTAACCTTCGCCTTTTTGTCATATCGCAATATTATTGGATGGTAGTATTCGCAGTATTCACGCAGACTATCCACGTTCATCATGTAGACTCCGCTATTTTCTACTGGCATTTCTTGCTGATTATTTGGATCGGGTTCAACCATCGAATCCGCATCTCCGTGGATCGTATTGATAAAATCACATATTTCCTGATTGAATCGTCTTGTGGTATTCGCATATGAAGTAACGCATAAACCCTGTGCTTCAAGCATGAGAAAATAGGCTCGAACTTTCTCGTCTCTATACTGTTTATTCTTCAGTGAATTATTTGTCCTATATGTTGCCTGCTTGTAGTCGCCTACACATGTTATAGGTATTTTGGACTTGAATAGCAAAGTTATGACTTCCAAATCCCAACCAGCATAGTCTTGGAGTTCATCAATAAATATGTGGGAGTATATTTCTTGGATTCGCCTAATCACTTTTCCGCTAGAATGCTCATTGCATAGCCAAGCTAAATGGCTTGTCCTGTCAGGAACAACATCGCCACGCTTATTCACGTAAGAATGTACAATATTATCGCCACTCAAAAGAAAACGTTGCAGGAATTGCGCAAAATGGAGGGTTTACCCCTTGAATTGTGCGCCAAAAATGCAAGCCGTTTCCGCCTGTTTGCCGAAATTGTGCGCCAAGTGTGCGCCAAGAAAGGAGAGCGGCGGCGTGGTGAAATTGTTGAATGGGCAGTTGTGGTATTGCTGCCCGGTCTGCGGCCAGAAGCTGCACAAACTTGCCCCCGATGCCGTTTGTAATGGAGTTACGACCTTTTGTAAGCGGTGCAAATGGGAGGGGGTTATGGAAATCAAATCACGGAAAGGGGCTTAAACAATGGCGAGTATCAGGAAAATAGAGGGGAAGCACGGCACGGCGTATAAAATCACGGTCACGCTGGGGCGTGATTCCTTCGACCGGCAAATCAGGCATTACAAGACGTGGAGGCCGGAAAGACCTATGCCCGCGCGAGAACTCAACAGGGAGTTGCAGCGCGTTGCAACAGAGTTTGAACAAGACCTAATGAATGGTTTTCAGGCGGATAACCGGCAGACCTTTGCAGAGTACGCCGCGTATTGCTGCACCATAAGAGAGCAGCGCGGGGACAAGCCGCAAACCCTGGCGCGTGTCCGGCGGCAAACTGCACGAATCAACGAGTATATAGGGCAAATCCCTATTCAAGAAATCCGCCCGAAGCAGCTAACCGAGCTTTACAAGAAGCTTTCCGAGCCGGGAGCCTGTCGGTGGCAAGTGTTCGCACTGCCCGCTGTAGACTTCAACCAGCTTATACCGGAGGGGGAAACGTGCAACAGTTTTGCACGGTCATGTGGTGTCTACGGGAATTTAATGCGCCGGTTATGTAGAAATCAGCCCATCAGCCGCCAAAACGCCGCAATAATCGAAAAGAATTTAGGCCGAAAAGATCTTTTCAAGCCGACGGGAGACGAAAAGCCGCTATCCCCCGGAACAATCAGGGATTATCATGCAATCATTTCCACGGTGCTTGAACAAGCCTACAAAGAAATGATTATCAAATATAACCCAGCGAAGCGCGCCACGCTGCCAAAGAAAAAGCGCGTCCGTGAAAGTAAGTCTTTACAGCCGGAGCAGTTAAAAGCCGTTCTTGCCGCGCTGGAGGGCGAGCCGCTGCCATTCCGTGCATTGATAACCCTTTTCATTTCCACGGGATGCCGCAGGGGGGAAGCCCTGGCGTTGACGTGGGACAAGGTGGACTTTATCCGGCGGGAAGTGCTGATAGATCAAAGCATGATGTATCTGCCCGAAACAGGGATACAGAGCGGGTCAACAAAGACCGGCAACAGCCGCCGCGTAGCTCTCCCAGACGAAACCGTTGAGCTTTTGCGGAAACTGTGGATAGAGCAGACGAAAGACCGGTTGCAGCTGGGCGATCTTTGGGAACAAAACAACCTTGTATTTCCAAGATGGAACGGAAAGCCGATGAACCCCGGAAATGTAAACATTGAATTAACCGAGTTTTGCAACCGCCACGGCCTGCCCCATATTAACCCGCACTTGTTCCGGCATTCCGCCGCCTCCATTCTTCTGTCAAACGGCGTGGACGTGCTGACCGTGGCGGGGATGCTGGGTCATGCCGATGTATCAACGACGCTAGACACCTATGCTCACGCCATAGACGAAGCAAGGCACAAAACGGCGGATTGTCTCAGCGAAACTATTTTGCAGAAAAACCGTGCTTAACACTTGCAAAACCGTGCTTATTGTGATATAATAAAAGAAACTGAATGACAAAACAAACGGGGCGAAATCCCCCTTTGAATGTGCCTTTGTGCCTATCGCTTACGCATGGTAACAGTGCGTGAGAGGTAGGCACTTTTTATTTTTTTCAAAACATGAAAGGAGCTTTTAATCATGGTACGAATTAGAACAGTCCCGAAAGCAGTCGAGGAGATCAAGAAGCAAGACCCCGGAAGTTACATTAACACGCGCCTTTTGCGGCGTTGGCTGAAGGACGGCACAATCAAGCCCGTAAAAGGCAGCTACGCTTATACACTTGTCAACCTTGACGAGCTAGAGAGGTTTCTTGCCGGTGAAAATAATTGATCTTTTGAGCCACGGCCAGGCTAATGCCGTTTCCCTCCGAGAGTTGGAGGGCATAACTGGCCTTGACGGTCGAACCGTCCGGGCTATGATCTCCGCCGAGAGGCGGGCAGGAGCCGCCATATTGAGCGACAATGTGACCGGCTATTATCTCCCCGCAAACGGGGAAGAAAAAGCGCGTTTCGTCCGCTCCATGCGGCACAGAGCGCAAGAAATTTTAAGCGCGGCGGATGCCGTGGAAAGGAGTTAAAAATGCTAACGGAAGCAAACGGGAAGCAAACTGCAAGCGAACGTGAAGCAAAGCGGGAGGCAAAGAGACGCAGAATTGAGCAGCTAATGGACGAACTTTTTGCCAATCCCCCCGAAGATGTTGGGGCAGCGTATAAAAATATTCTGTCGGAATTTCATGGCGTTGTCAAACCGGCCAGCGAAAAAACAGAGGCCGTAATAAGAGCCGAAAATATAATTTTGAAATTATCTTTAGAAATGGAGCCCTAAGCAAATGGCAAAACGTCGAATGTTTTCACTTGATGTTGTCGGGACTGATTCTTTTGTGGAAATGACAAAAGACGCGCAAGCGCTATATTTCCAACTGGGAATGTATGGCGACGATGACGGTTTTGTAGCCTCACCGCGCAAAATTATGCGGGGAATTAACTGTGATGATTCCGCAATGAATGAACTTGCAGACAACGGCCTTATTATTCGTTTCGCTTCTGGTGTTTTGGTTATACGAGATTGGAAAATTAACAACACGCTAAGAAACGATAGATATAAGCCGACTTTGTGTACAGACGAATTTTGTCTTCTGCAAACGGATGAAAACGGAAAATACTCACTGAAAGAAAATAGTTGACACCCAAATGACAACCAATGGTTTACCAAATGGCAACCAAATGGAACCCCAACATAACATAACAGAACAGAACCAAACTTAACGGGTAAAAGGGAACGGAGCCGCTTCCGCGCTCCATTCCACCCCCCTGCATAGAGAGCAAACAATATTTCTTTCTGGTATAAGGGATTTCATCAAGAAAGGAGGATTTTCATTGACGTTTGATTTTGAGAAATTCGCAGATATAACCGCGAGTGTGTACCCGCAGAGCGTTTACAGCTTGCAAGATGCCTTGTCCGTGTTCCGGTACTACTTCGAGCAGTACGAGAAGCACATGGGCAAACCGCATCCGCCCATCAGAGCAAGCCAGATCGTGCGCATATGCCAAGATATGCCCTATATCTTTCCGGATGGCGAGGGTATCGAAGACGTTACCCCGGACGGGTACTATGCCATGATCGACAAGCACTTTGCAACGAAGTACCGGCATTGTGACTATAATATCAACCATTTTTTCAGTGGGAGAATCCGGGAACTGCGATTTTACGAAGAACTTTATTGAAAGGGGTGAACGATACGAGCGGGAAAACATCACAGCGCAAGGGCGCGGACGGAGAACGGGAGCTTGCCGCCATTCTGAGGGAATACGGATACACTATCGAGCGCGGCGGTTCTCTGTCATTTGGCGTGGTTCCAGACCTTGCGGGATTGCCGGGAATCCATATCGAATGCAAACGCTGCGAACAAGTCCGGCTTTCCGAGTGGATGGAGCAGGCCGAAAGAGATAGCCGGTATTTCAAGGACGGTTTGCCCGCCGTATTTCACCGCCGAAGCCGGGAACCGTGGCGCGTAACAATGAACCTTGCTGATTTTATGCGGCTCTATGACCGCCAGAAAGCCGCAGAAAGCGCCGATTGAAAGGGGGGTATGAATTGACACCACGCAAAGAAAAAGCCCTGCAAGCGCTTCTAGTGTGCCGCACAAGGGCGGAGGCAGCAAAGGCCGCTGGAATTGGAGAAAGCACCTTGAGGGCGTATCTGCAAGACGCTGAATTTTCGGCAGCATATAAGCACGCCGCCGCCGGAATCATGGACAGGGCAACGAGGCAGCTACAGCAGAATTTAACCGCCGCAATAGACCGGCTGGGCGCTATTGTCGCGGACGATGAAGAAACGAGCGCAAACCACATTACAGCGGCGCGGACGCTGCTAGACTACGGTTTGAAGTTCACCGAGTTCAACGACATTCTCAGGGAGCTGGAAAGCACCGAGGGGGAATCCGATGTATTATGA